TATAGTCAATACCATCATTAGTTAAATATTCAACTTTTATATCACCGCTTTCGAATCTATTTGAGAATTCCTGTATTTCCTTTTCATAATTATTGTAACCGCGCACGCAGTTTGGCAAAAATCATCTTTTAGTTTGGCAAAAACACAGTTTTTATGCCTGTTATACCGTGTTTTATTGTGTATTATCTTGCATCAACACCTTGACCAATCCACTACTAATGGATAACCTTTCTGCTGTTTAACTGTTAATAAAGCAATCAACTTTGCCTTTCTTTCAACTGCGTAGACTTCATCAACTTCTGCCATGGCAAATGCTTCTGGTGTTTGTAAAGCTGCAAGACGATTTTGCAGTTCAGCTTCGTTTTCTGCTGCAATTTGTTGATCATATTCCTCTTTAGATATTTGTTTTGCTGTTAATTTTTCTTGTAGAGACATTGAAACAATTTCATCGCCGACTATTTTTTGCCCTGGCTGTAACTCGACTAAGCCAGCATTGATGAGTTCTATTTCTGTCATAGGTTTAATTTTACCATCAATAATTTTTGTTCCAGGGCTAGGTTCATCTAAACCAGAAATAATTCGTTCATCACGTGTCATTTGACGGAGATTACTACCTTCACGTATGTAACCTTGAGGCATGGGAATTTTCCCTTCATCGATGAGTTCAACATCTGATTTACGTTTCCAATTCTGATCGTAAAACTCTACTTTATCCCCTGTCATTATTTTTGACTCATGTGGAATATCGATTTGATTGTGCGTGTAATATGGAGTACCAAATAGATCGCTTTTTGCAAGCGTTGTCTCTTGTCTACTTGTGATAATTCCATTGCACTCGGTAATAAACATTCTTGTTTTATACATAATTTTTCTCCTTATAATTTTATATAGCTGTACAAATCCAAACCTCTACAGCAAAACAGGCAGGGCGAAATTCTGGAGCGGTAGGAACTTCTCTTGACGCACGGAAACGTCCTCTACAATAAGGATCTGTTCCACCAGCTTCTGTTGTTACTCTAAAATTACCTGTAGCATCAACACCTTCAAAAACACCATTTGCTACAGTAAACAAACGATGACCACCCCATCCTAATTCACCAGTAATTTCCCTAATAGCATCATCAAGAAATGTCCCAAACCCTCCAGCATTGCCACCGGCAGCACGGGGGAAACGCCCTGTAAAAGCATATGTTATGTCAGACCAAGCTCCGCCATACATCTGCGCAGGGGTAGGAGGATGTCCAGGCCAATAACCATTATTAGGATATCTAACATAAATTTCTCCGACTGCATGGCTTTCGCCCTTTGCAATTTTCTCCCAGTGGGAGAAAACTCCATTTACTTTACGTCTCATAAAAAGAATATTGTTGTGGATGGGAAACGCTAATTGGCTAACGTATGCACCACTTCCAAGAGTTAAAAATGATGTCCAGTCTGTGTCGGGTGACCCTGCAAGGTTTTCACCAAACTGGATATTTAATATTGGATTACCAAAATCAGTCCATCCGTTATCACTTATATTATTACCTCTTGATATTATTCTTCCTTCAGCATTATAAACCTGCGCTTCTGTTGCAATTAATGTACCGTTAGCACTCGCTATTGATGTTTTATTTGGTACTCTAGGAGTTCCTGTAAAGTTAGGAGAAGCAATAGGCGCTATTACACTTGTATTAACTCCCAAAGGAGAGTTTGAAGTACCATCGCCATTTAAAGTATTATTTCTAGATACAACATGCAGCCCGCCGTCTCCAGGAATCTGATTAGCAGGAACCTTCCCGTTTGCATCCAGTGTTGCCACTCCGCCAGCTGCGCCTTTTTCGGATGTTCTTACAATAGTGCTAAGGAAAGCTGTCGACAATTCCGCTTGTGTAATTGAACCAGCTCTTAAAACAGCGTTTATTTGATTATTATTACCAATGGTTATTTGGATATGTGTTCCAATAGAGCCAATGTAAACATCTACTAATGCGCTTACATCGATTCTTATTTCTGTGCCGTCATGTTTTAATAAAATTATTTCATTTGTAGCAGGATCAAAATCAATGTCTTTAGTTAGATCTTCCAAGGGGATATCAACAATAAGAGTTGATCCGTCTTTAGCGGTAAATGTTAATATATGCTTATACGGATCCCATTCAGGAAGACCAATTAATGAGTTTAATATATTTCTTATGTCCGTATGAGCATTAGCATTTGTATTATGATTCTGTATAGCTATAGAACGTTCCTGCGTTTCTGCAGTTACCATTTCATGAGCATCAAATATACCCTGCTCAATTTTATTCATGTTCTCAATGTTAAAAGGAGTGCCGGGTTCTGTAACTAGACTCGGTTCATTATGTAAAATAATTGATCTGGTTGTCTCTTGTGCTTTATTAAACCGGCTAAGATTTGTTCCTTTACGGGCTTTCCATTCTGTTTTTGTATATGCCATACCTATATTGTATCAGGCTTAAAACACAGTTGCCCTAAATGAGATAAAGCCATATAATATAAATAGAGGGTTTATGAAAAAGATTCTTTTTATTTTTTTAATTGCTTGTTTATTTTTTAGCTGCAATGAAGGTAATTTTATAGATAATAAATCATCTTATGACGTTAAGTTTACATTCACAGCAAAACCAGCAGAAATAAATACGGTATTATCTGGAAAATCCTTTGAAGTTAAAGCAATACGTACAGGGTCAGAATTAATCAGCTTTGAAAGTAAAATTCCTAAACGTGTTGGATATACACAAACTAGCTATTACAATGGTTATTTTTTTGATTTAACTTTTATGCCCGTTATAATTAACAATACTCTTTCTTATCCAGTTAACTTGTCGGCTGGAGGTTATTTAGAAATTGATCCTATGTTTAATATCCCAACAGGTGAAAATAATACAAACACTATTTATACAACAACTCCGACATTAACAGTTACGACTTCAACCTTTCCAGCATCTGCCGATTTTCAAGTAATTAATAATACTATGTATATAGTTATTAAATAATTATACTATCATTAATTGATTTCCATTTTTATAAACAGTCCCTGCAGGAAGCCCGGCAGATCCAGTTGGTAAATTATTAATTCTAAATATTTTACCGGGAACACTACCTCCAATAGATAATTGCTGAGTGATTCTAGTGTTTGGATTACTACCTATTGGAATAATATCAATAAATTCTTGGCTTGAATTATCATTAAAAACTAAAGTTAAGTTATAATGATCTCTTGAAAGAGTGGGAGCTGGATAAAACTGATACCAATGATTTGTAATAATAGTTACAAGTCCTCCTTTGCTACCATAACTTCCGGATGATGTATTTATTGTAACATTCCTGCCAAGTGTATTAATTATATCTCTTATAGGCGTATTTGAATTAAATGTTTGTGGAGCAACTGGAGCGGTTGTTTCATTAGAAATGAAAACTGGACCAGAACTTATATTTCCTAAAAATATTGCACTTTCACCAATAGTTACATTGTCAATATTTACATTTTTTATAAATCCACTCTCTGCTTCAATATGACCTCTTGCTGTTATATTATTAAATTCTGCATCACCATTTGATTTTAATTGAAAGCCACTTACTCCTGTTTGGAAAATACTGCTTTTAATAATTCCATCATGTTGCAATGTTATAACCTGTGCAGATAATTCTTCAATAAAAGCCTGCTGCGCAACTATAAGCTTTGCAAACACAGCGCCAAACCAACCCATGTCATGTGTTAATGCCGGTACATCAAGCCCGTCCTTAAAACAGCGCATGTAAAGATCTGCATGGGTTTCAGGGGAACGAAACTCCCAGGCTACACCTGACCATTGAAAAACACTGCCGGCTGAACGGCTATTTAAAGCAGCGATTGCAAGCACATAATCACCCTGCCGCGCTTGTACCTGATCTTGCACTGGTCCTTTTATTATATTGACAGTTGCATTAGATACAGTTAATTCTTGTACGGTTCCTAAATATCTAGGAGCATAATTATTAACATTTTTGTAAATTGAAAGGGTTGAATTATATACACCGCTTTGGTATACAGCACGTACTGTAATTTTATTTACATCAGCTAACTCTGCATTTGTACCGATAGTTATAAGTCCGCCGGAGTTTATCGATATTCCAGACGGAGCATTTACAAGTGAATATGTTACATTACTAAGAATTGAGTTCCATTGAAACAGCCTGGCTTGAACAGTTGCAGGTAATAGACCTGCAAGGATTTTACCGTCTCCGTCAGTATCAAGAGTTATGCTTTGAGGTGTTAAACTAAGCCATATTGGAGTAATGTCGTCAGTACCGCGCTGCGCTTTTATTCTTACAGGCAGCCCCCATTCACCGCTTTCGATGGATTCAGCTATTTTAGTAGACTGCCAAACCGATCTAAACGTTTGCACGTGATGCCATCCGCTATCCTGACCATCGCCTGAAGGTCTGGAAGGTTCTTCCTCCCTATCATGGTAAACGGCAAAGTTACGCCAATTGTTTGAATTAACTACGCCATGATCCACGGCGCCGGAAACGGGAGTTATTCCATTAACAAAATCCGGCAGGATAAAATCCGGTTTATCCACGCCAAATATTTCCGGGCTGTACTCCACACATGTAAGAACTGCAGTAAGATTCTGCCCTGGTTGAACATCAGTGATAATTAAATCGATTACTTCATATCCCCTAATACCGAAAGCATAAATGTCACCGGCTTTAGGAGCGTTTTTTAATTCCATCGGCTCTATAAAAATAATTATATTCTGCGGTTCGTAATATTCGTTATCTTCGTCTACAGCGTACATTTCACTGATAAACGGTTCATGTAGATCTTCATCTTCATCAGTTGGATAATATGTAATTGATTTTTCACGTCTTATACCGGGAGAATATACTACTTCTTTTAAAATTATAGTTCCGTTTGACAGTCTTATTCTGACAGCATGCTGCTGACCTTCTGTCATAATCACTGGTTCGTCTGTATCAATGCCAATGCAAACACCGTCTACGATGATTATACCTTTAATTCTGCCCTGCACGGATCCTGTAAGAGCGATATCTCCGGCGTATTGTATCCAGTCGCCTTTGTTTACAATCAGGTATTCTATATCAACTTCGATTGAATGAACAAATGGTCTATTTTTTATACAAGCGTAATTATACATACCGATACGACGTGCCTGAATTGAATTTGTAATACCCCAGATATCCGCTTTTTGGGTTGAATCAGGTTCTTTTATTCGGTTTCCGTCAGGAGTGTTATAAACCAATAATTCGTTTTGCGTAAAGCCGGATTCTTCGTCAATGTAGCGTAACGCTATGGCATCAGGAACGTCGGCGTTAAACATTGTAATACTGTAGCTGATACTATTTTTTGGAGTGAATAACTGCATGTGCGCCGAACGCTCAATGTCCTGTACTACAGAAATTTTTGAATCTATTCGCAGGATATCGGCACGCGAAGTATTTCCGATCATCCTGATAAGTTCTGCGATTGTTACAGATTCAGAAAGGTAAGCGTTACATGTATATTCATGTTCCTGGCACCATGTATAAAAATCTTCTATTGACTGCCAATTTATATCGTTAGAATCAACCGATTGCTGCGCGGCTCTGCCTCGTAAAGCGTAAAGCAGCATAGATGCAGGGTTGCGTGTTTGTGCTACATTAAGCCAATAAAGCTGACCTGTCCCTCCGGAAGAATATACAGGAAGTTTTGATTCTGCAACATAATTAAAACCGTCTATAACACCGTTAAGTTTTGATGTTGCCATAACACGAAGCGCGATAATTGTTAAATCTTTTTGCCGCTCTGCGCGTATTGGACGGCTTGATTTAATTGATTTAATTGATCTAATTGAACCGATATAAACTAGGTCTATAACCTTGCTGTCTGTAGAGTCTGCTGTTACGCGCTCAATTTTAATTGTATATTGTCCTGGTGTAAGCCCTGATCTTGTCAGCTGGTATCTTTTTGTTTTTAATTCTGATCCTGATATCGCATTAGTAGAGCCGTTAAAAAAACCAAGTGATTGATACGCAGAATCAAGAGCTTCTGCAGGTTTATACTGCGCTCTTACCGTAACCGATGAGGAAACAAGATCTCCGTTATCATTATATTTACCAAGCCCGTTATGAAAAAAGATATCGATATTTATTCTGTCTGTGTTATTGGGAGTAGTGCGGATTATTTCTCCCGGGATCATATTACCATCGCCATCATCGATTTGATTCTGCAAAGGCGCGTTAATCACTGTTTCGTTTACACAATATGGATATAGATTAGACGTTTCACCGTTCTGAAGTATTTCCATTTTAATTACAGGATCCGCGCCTGAAAGGATTTGCTGTATGTTTTTAGTTCTTGAAAAATCTATAATAGGAGTATCGCCTAACTTAATACTGCCAAGATCAATAACATAATCTTTATAACCGCCGCAAAATAGCTGTGTAAAATATTGCTGATTACCAATTATTTCTGTGTGAGGGTTTGCAGCCAAATCCGGATATATACGATGACGGCCGAATAAAACAGGGATTCTTCCATGAGGACGCGCCTGGTTTTTTCCTCCCCTTATTGAAGGATCATTTTCCGGTTTTTCACGATCTTTTAAAGACGGTATATTTACGTTCAATAAAACCGTACCACCAAGTACCATAGCAAGCCCGGTACCTACAAGCGCAGAACCTAAAAAGCCCCCAATACCGGGAATTAAAAACGCCAAAGCGCCAAGCCCCATCATCGCCCATCCGCCGCCTTTCATTAACGCACCGGTTTGCTGCGGACTGTCGCCGTATGGAACAAATTTTATAGAAATCATATCGCCGTCATTTGCGATTAAATCAAAATCTTTAATAATTTCGCCGTTACGGCAAACTCTTGCCTGTGTTAGAGGAAAGCCAGAGTTTAAGTTTTGTATTATTTCTTTAATTGATCCCGGATTAACTTCCAGTATTTTGCGGTCGTTATTCGTTGGATTTAAACAAGCTATTATTTTAACTGACACTGTAATACCCCTCGATGCGTCCGCGTAAACCCGGATGCGATTCTCTCTGACATATGCTTCCTGTTTTTGAGTTTGTATGTAAAATAAAACCACTGCCTGCAACAATACCAATATGTGTTGCAACACCATATTCAGTAATTAAAATAATTGCTTTTTCTTGCGGCTCTATTAATTTTTCTGTAATAAGCACAGGCATATTTTCTGCAAATACTTTTGCTGTTTCTTTAACGTTTTGCGCATCATTATAATTATCTGACAACAGCGGTAAACTTATTCCGTATTCGTTTTGTAAAATCAATCTGACAAGACCGTATCAATCGCATCCGTACATCGTTCTGCCGTTAGAAACAAAAGGGATTCCTATATATTTTCCAACCCATTTATACATCAAAAAAACAACCCCTGGAAATCTTCCGGCGTATAAGTGTCTTTTGGAAACTTTCTGTCTGTAAGATAAAAATCGTACACTTCGCCTTCGACAGTTTCTTTATTTGCCCGGACATTTCGTAATTTATATTTAAGCGGACCCCTTTCATATACATCAGGAGTATCTGCCATGATTACACAGACTGTGACAGTGATATCTTTACCTACTGCTTTTTTAATTTCTGCATAAATTGCCAGGTCTGTATTATCGATTGCAAGCCTGCAAGGACGCGGAGCGTTATCTGTTTGCTCCGGCAAGATTATTGTAAAAGCAGCTGCAATATATTCATTACCTCTTGAAGTAACATGCTGGTTGTTATCAACAAAGCGCAGTACCGCGC